AAAAAGCAAAGAATGTAGGCCGTAGTCGATTAGACGATTTAGCATTGCCTGATGATGAGGTATCTGAATTAGGTTTTGGTCCTGACGGATATCGTGTTCCGGTAATCAACCCTGACCTTCACGATAAATTTGTTGCGGTAATAAAAGCAATCCAAAAAAATCCTGAACTTAAAAAGGTTATTGGAGACCCTACTAAAAATAAGGGTATTACTAGACGTGTATTTGAGGCAACTTTAAAAGACCCTGAACTATTTAAATCTAAGGAATTAATGGATGCACTAGATGAGTTTGGTCTAGGGTTTGAAGATTTTGTGCTGCAATTAAACTCTGGCGTAAGCATGGCTGCTAAAGTTATGAACCGCCAATCACAATTGGGTAAGAAGGCACGTAAATCTCAAGCACAGATAGCTGAAGAAGAGGCTATGGAAGCTCTCAAAAATCAAGGGGGCTTTGAAAAAGGATTACGCAGAGGATTTAACGTAATGCGTGGTGCGTTGGTTGGTACAGTAGCAACTGCCATGCGTAACTTTGAGGGTTATCTTGTTCGTGCGCCACTAGAAGGTCTATCTAACGTATTTGAAAATGCCATTCATTATACGGCTACACGTGGACAAAGAAAAGGATTGCCACCTGAAACTTTCCGTAATTCTTATGCTAAAAGCATGAGGACTTTTGGTGAAATGTTTAGAGATAGAGAGGGTATTGCACAGTATACTGACTTTATTTTAAAGCGTGATGAGTTTACACCTGAATTTAAACAAATGTTTGAACAGGTAAACGAGATTAGACTAGGACTAGGTAGAGGTGAAGCTACCACTAAGGTAGGTCAAGGTGCAGATTGGTTACTTAGTAAGGCTGAAGATTACGTTCATCTTGCTAATACACCTAACCGTATGCAGGAGTTCTTTGCTAGACGCACAGCGTTTATGACTAAGCTAGAGACTCTTGTTAAGCGTGAATATGGTATTGACCTTGTGGATACAATCAATGCTGGACGCATGAATGACTTGATGCGTAGTAGCAGTGACCTCATTGGTGCAGATAAACGCTCATTCAAAGAACTGGTTGGTGATGCCGTTGATTCAGCTATGGACCAAACATATGCTAGTGGTCCAAGAAACGATTACCTGAAAGAACTTCTTCGTATGTTTAATAAAGGTGCGGGTGTCGGCACTCTTTTCCTACCCTTTCCTCGCTTTATGTTTAAAGCAGCAGAATATATGTACGAGACTACATTAGGCTTACCTACTGCTGTAACACGGAAGATGATGGGTCTTGGAGAAGAGGGCGGCAAGTTTGTAACTTCACAGGGTAAAGTCACGTACAACGCACAGATGGCTGCTCGTGGCATGGCAGGTTGGACTGCTATTGGCGGCATGACTATGGCTGCTAATGCTGGCCTCATTACTGATGACAACAAGATTGTTCTTCCCGGTGGCAAGAAGCTAGATGTTACATACCAGTTTCCTCTTGGTCAGCTTGTATTTATGGGGCAAATGTTTAATAAACTGCTCACTTCGGAAAAAGACTTTACTGAGTGGTGGGATGGTAGACAAGCACGTGACTTATTTTTAGGCGTTAACTTCCGTGGTAATACTGGTTTAGGACAGCTTATGGATGATGCCATGCTTTCACTTCAGAATGAACTGAAGGCAGGTAAGGGTGAGAAAACAGCCGAAGCTATAGGGCAGTTTGTTGCTGACCGTTTGTTGTGGATTGCACAGCCATATCAGCAAGTCATTGACATTGAACGTGGGCTTGGCTTCAGAGATACTGTAGTGCGAGATTACGAAAGCGACCCTAACATCGGTGATATAGGAGGCTCGTTTACTAAAGGTTTTGGTGAACGCTTTCAGCAACGTGGTTATACTACACAAGAGGGTGGCCTGACAGCTTTTCTAGGTGAAGCAATGGGTATGGGCATGGATGAAGATGACCGTGTTGCACCTATCAAACAAAAGCCTACTAAAGAAGGCGGTACTGATAGAGGTCAGCTAGGTTCTCTGTTTAAGTTTGCTCTGGGCTTAAACATTATGGATAGGTACACAGAAGAGCAAGCGTTCTTTAAGAAGTTTGGGTACAATGATTGGGATTTAGCAAGTCGTACAGGTGTTGGTACGGTAGACAATGCTGTGAACGAAACGCTCAGTGGTATCTTGCCTAGTGTTGCTCAGTCACTGATGCGTACTGAACAAAAGCTAATTGACCGTGGCAAGAGTGATGCCTTTATCAAGAAAGAGATGAAGGCTCGTATCAAACAGCTTACAGGTAATATCAAGAGTAGGATATATAAGAAAGGAATTAAGGCTAAGGGTGCAGATGACCCAGCTTATGTAGAAGAACTGTTTAAGCTACGTACCTTTAATGCTGAAGCACAAGCCACTATACAAGAACGCTTCTATGAAATCAGAGGAAAATATCCTGACCTCACAAAAACAGAAGATGTTAAAGCTATGGTAGATATAGGCAATAAAGCGAGATACAAACGTAACCTGTTAAACTAAAGCAAGGGGGCAATTAAGCCCCCTCTTTTTGTAACCATATCCATATATCTTCTGGCCCTGTGCGTATACAATCACACACAGTGTTAATAACAGCCATGCTAAATACATAACCTAGCCACATAGTTATTACACCTAGTATAAGATACATAAGTATCCTACCTATTATCTCCATCACCCCCAAGTGTGCCTCGCTTACTTCGTCCTGACAGTTTAGAGTAATTCTCACTAGCAATATCAGAAAGATTGATACCCAAGTCATTTGCCAGATTAGCGCAGTACCATAGAACATCACCAATCTCCGCTGCTATTTCAAGTTTCTTTACTTCAAATGCTTCCTTGTCAGCACCATCCCTGATAAACTTCTTTACCTTGTTAGCAACCTCACCTGCTTCACCAGCCAAACCAAGCGCAGGATAAAGTATCCTGTGCGTGGCTGGATAGATGGCAAACTCAATTGACTTGCGTTGATATTCATTCATCTCCATGTCTTTGTACTTCTCCTTCATCCATGCTTTAGCTTGCGTTTCTAAGTCCATCTTCTAACTCCACGAGTATTGCATCTTCGTATGGAATGTGGAAGAAGTGTTCACCCGGTTCAATGCGAAACCCTTGTGCCTCTTTCACTTCCGACTTCTCAAGCAGGGTATCTTTAATGCGCCATGCTTGCTTACAATCCCCACGTATCACATAGAAGTTTAGGAATGTATTGTCTGCCTTTACTTCCTCAAACTTGTTAATGAGTTTGTGCTTACGATACGGGATGCGTATCTCTTTCCATGATGTGTTCCAATCACCTTTCCACTGGTTCTTCATTTCTACTTCACTGTAATAGATGTTACCATTCTTCTCACTCTTAATGTCGAAAGAATAGTTTTCTTCTGAGTCAAGGATAGTGTGTCCATTATCCTCAAGGTAAGCGATGATAGTTTCTTTTGCAAGGCTATCATTCTTACGGTACGAAGACGGTCTAAATCTACGGTTAACTGCTCCTTTAATCGGTTTCATTGCCATCATCATCTCCTTCTGTCTGTTGCGGTATAAAGAACTTAGTTAGCATCTCTAGCTTATCGTGATAGTCAGCTACATGTCCAAGTTCAATCTCTATTGCTTCTTGTATATCCTGATGCTCTCCAATTCCTGCTGGACGTTCAAGCAACACCTCTATATTAGCAAGATGCTTGTTGATATGTCCAGCAAAATGTGACCGGGCAGCATTAATTAATACTTGTCTTACACTCATTTTCTTTTTCCTTTCCTGAATCTATGTTTGAAGAACACAACTAGGTTGAGAGTGGTGTTTACTGTAATCATTACGAGTATCCACCACTGCCACCATAGCAAATCTAATCCACTACACTCTATCATTATGCAGCAGTTAAGTCAACTACTTCACAAACTCCTGCAGTACATGCTAACTCACGCCCACCTGATGTAGTGTCTTCCTTCTCAAACTCTTGCAATGCAGACCAATCAATTGATATAGGCATTTGTGCCTTCATCTCTTCGTACTCTTCTTTAGTACAATCTTGATAAGGTGCTTGCTTATATGTATGCTCACTGAAAGGCAGGAAGCTAATGCCTGACACTTCATCAAAGTGTTCATGCACCCATGAACCTACGTCCATCCACTCTTCCTCTTTCACAGAGATTGTAACAGACGGTTTGTGTTCACACCAATGACGCTGATACTTTAGCCATAGGTCTAGCTGTTGAATAGCTGTCATCTCAGTACGTGTTACTGCAGCAATAGGTGACTTCATTGGAAAGCTAAACACTGTAGTTGAGTCAGGCTTCATGACATCAGGCTCTGCCGGAATACCCTGTGCAATCATGAACTGTGTCAATGGGTCTTTATTGTCGCCACGAACAGTACGAATGTAATATGGATTGTGACGAGCATGAATACCTGACGCACTATCAACTAACTGCGACACTGTACCTGATGGCTTGACACAAGTAATTGCTGTAGAAACAGGAATACCAATTGCATGAGCGACAGACTCATTTGTATTAACAGCAACTTGCTTTAACTCTTCTAGCACCTCATTGATATTCATGCCATACTGTGCGCTTTTACCTGACAGGATGTCATTGTCCATGATACCTGTTAGTGATACTCCAAGTAAGCGTTCTTCCTCTGTGTTATCTTTCCATATCTTACGCAAATATTTGAAGTTAGTCAGTGTAGATTGGAACGTACCCAGAATAGTAGCTAGTCTAACCTTCTTTGCTAAGTCTTCTACGGTATCAGAAGCACGTGCAACCACCTCAGACAAGTTACAGAACTGATAAGGACGCAGGATGATTTCACTACATGGGTTACAGCCAAAGTCATATTCCGTAGAAAGTCCTGTAGATGGGTCTTTTAAACCCGTTTTTATTTTACGTCTTCCGTTCTTAGCAGCTTGTATTTTTGCAGATTGTCTATTAAAGATACCACGCTCACCTGACTTACTTTCGTACAATGATAGCCATTCACGCATGAATGTACCCATCTGTGGCTTCTCTTTGTAGGCAACGCTGTTGTTTGCAAGCGCACGTTGTCCTTCGTTCTCCCACCACATACCTGCTTTAGCATGACGCATCTGGTCATCGTTCAGGTTTGATAGGCTGATGAGTGCGCTGCGTCTGACCCCACCGACAACTACAACCTCACCAATCTTACACATGATATCGTGACACTCAATAGGGTATAGTCTACGATTTTTTGCACCTTTGAACTTATCAATGATAAACTCAAACAGTTCTTCAAGTGGGGCTGGGCCACTGGCTCGACCACCAAATGTCTTGAGCCTTGCACCTGCTGGGCGTACTTCTGATACATCCCAACGTGGTATCTGACCTGCATACAACATAGCAATCAACTCACGTAGTGACTTAGCCCAACCGGGTCTGCTGTCACCTACCTTGATTACTGTTTCTGTTTGATGCATGTCTTCGTTTACAATAGGTAGCTTCTCAATGTGATGACGTTCTACTGAGAAGCCTACACCTGTGCCGCACATAAGAATGTACATTGTCTCATCAAAAGCACGTGGGCTATCCACAGGCACGTATGAGCAATTATAGCCACCCACATGGCAACGGTCTAATGCTGGACCTGCTGTCATCAAGGCTCTCATGCTAGGCATAATCTCTTGATTAAGTACAGCCTGTTCAAGTTCGTCACGTGTGCGGTTATCCATCTTGTATTTATGCTTTTTCTCAAGATGCTTCTGCATATAATCAAAGTAACGGCCTACTGTCTCAGACCATGTTTCTCGTCTCTGTTCATCTTCTTTCCACCTTGCATAACGAGACAAGGCAATGAAGTTCTGGTAGTCTGTAGGTAAATAATTGTTCACGGGGTCACTCCTGTATATATTTAATGTTTCGTATGTTTGCTCCGTCAATGTCATAGAAGTATTCACGGATACCTTCTTCTATCTCCTCGCCTACATTCTCATCTGCAGGTACAGGATATTCTTCTGGGTCTACATCAATGGTCATAAAGACTTTAACTCTCATCATCGTAGCAGCCCTCGACTTCGGTAATCAACTTATCCAGATACCAACTGGCTTTCTTCAGGTCTTCAGTGCCATTCTTATAACGGTAACGCCATAGATACTTCATGATGTTACCTTGCAGGTAATACTCAAATCCATCCCCTAGTGCAGCAGCAATAGCATCAATACACTCAACACCTGCTTCATTGTAGTGTGGTGGGCTGTTGACCATATCAACACCAGCATATGCTTCCTTTGCTTCTCGTTCAATCTTTTCCATAATATTCTTATAGCTTGTCATTACGCACTCCCTTTTGTCTTTGTACTAAAGTCAATCGTAACTACATTATCCCTACGGTCAACTACCTGTGACTTAGGTTCTACCTCAATAGTATACTCCTTGTCAACATGTTCCATGACATATTCATGTACCGCATCCCGTAAATCTTCGTTGTGTTCCATGAGAGGCACAGTTGATGCCATCATTTTACAGAAGTGCATGACTTGATAATAATCTTCATCATCTAAATCGTTCTGTGGTTGTGTAATAATTGACAGGTCTATGTCACCTGTCCACGAACCGTCTTTATCTTTGAATGGTCTTATTCGTATTAGGAAGTCCTCAGACCTCATCTTCATTTGTTCTTCGTCCATGTTCACTTGCTCCTTTTCACTTTCTTACCTGCAAACCCTATAAAGCTAGGATGTTTGTTCTTGCCTTTTTCTTTCAGCCACTCCTCTGGAATGATACGTGTGTAGCACATAAACCCATGCTTATCACACCACTCTCCGTAGGTAGACTTAGCCCCTTTACGTAACTTTCGTCTGCTGTTCTCAAAGACAAATCGTATATCAAGATTAGGATGCTGCCGTTTGATAGCTAGATGCTTGCGCCTATCTGCGGCTGTGAACATTCCTTTTGTCTCAATGATAATGCCATTGGGTAGCACAAAGTCTGGTGTATAGGTACGGTAGGCTAGGTCTTCCCATTCTATCTTAATACATTCGTAACCAAAGTTAATCTTCAGTTCTTTAAGATAGTCTGAAATCTTAACCTCTAAGCCAGACCGATACCCATACTTACGTGCCGCTTTAAACTGCTTAAAGTTAGGCGGCATCGTATTCCTCTGATAGTTTAATGTAAGACACTATCTTCGGGTCTTTCGCCTTAGACTTAACGGCAGGTAATTCTACCATCTTAGGCCAACAAGCATGTTTATATGAACAGAACGTGCAGTTCTTATTCAGTACAAGGTTGCCTGTCTCTTTGCCGTTGAAGGTTTCTTTCTCAGGCTCAAAGCATCTGACCAACTCATCTCCCATAGCACGAGAGATATTGTCTTCAATATTTTGTACCTCTTTGTCTACGTCTAATCCTGTAGCAGGTACATACTTGAAATCACCATTAGCTTTGTTGACAACCCACCAGCCACCAGCTTTCTTGCCAGCAGCCTTAGCATAACCGGCTAACTGCCCAACATATCCAAACGTGTCTCCCTCAGATAAGGTATCGTAAGAGTCAAACTTGTGGATGTATGACCAGTTTGAAGCTGATTTAATATCATCAACTGCATCCCGAATGACAATATCATATGAGCCGCTAACAGAAGTATCAGACAACTCAAGAGTAACCTTTTCAGTGTCTTCATATTCTACTCCTGCTTCTTTCAATAGTCCTTTGAAGACAGCCTCAACGATGTCTCCAAGCATCATGTTCATTACGAATGTGGTTGGCTTGGGTAACGCAGTCTCTGGCTTGTTACGTTCAAACCAGAGTTGGCAAGAGGGTCTGCCTACATTAGACATACGTAGG